GGTAAAACAACATTCTCAAAAGAATTATCTGAAAGAATTAATGCTATACATCTTAATGCAGATGAAGTAAGAAAAGATTTAAATTCTGATTTAGGTTTTACTAAAGAAGATAGAATAGAGCAAGCAAGAAGAATGGGTGCCTTATCAAGACTGTTATCTAATCAAGATCAAATAGTTATAGCAGACTTTGTGTGTCCAACCTTTGAAACAAGAAAAGCATTTGGAAAACCAGACATATTAGTTTGGGTAGATAGAATTAAAGAATCTAGATTTGAAGATACAAACAATATGTGGGAAAGTCCACTGTATTGGGATATGAAAATAGAATTTGGTAGTACAGTAGAAGATTCAGTATATGAATTTATAGATTTATTTGGATTTACTGATTGGAAAAGACCTACAACTTTAATGCTTGGAAGATATCAGCCATGGCATGAAGGTCATGATGCATTACATTCACAAGCAGAAAAGAGAACCAAGCAAGTAGTTGTTGGTGTAAGAAATACATCTGGAACTTCTTTTAAAGATCCGTTATCTTTTGCTCAAGTAAAAGAGGGTATTCATAAGTATAGAGATGATGCTTTTATAATGAAGATGCCTAATATAACTAACATAGTTTATGGAAGAGATGTAGGATATTTAATAGAAAAGGTAGAGTTACCAGATCACATTCAAGCAATATCTGCTACTGAAAAAAGAAAGCAAATGGGTTTATGAAAGCCACAAAGTCTAGATCTTTAGCAAAAGCAATAACTTGGAGAACAACTGGCACATTAGATACTTTTTTAATATCTTTATTAATAACAAAAAAGCCTTTTATTGCTGCATCAATAGCAAGTGTAGAGGTATTAACTAAAATAGTTTTATATTATTTTCATGAAAGAATTTGGAATAAAGTTAAATGGGGTAGAGTTGAATAAAAACAAAATTAACATCGTATATGATTTTATAACAGATGAAGAAAAAGATCTACTAATCGAATATGCAAATAGTACCCATATGTGGGATAGAATAAAGTTTAGAGATGGAGATTTTGAAAGTAACAATAATTTTTGGACAGGAAGAGTAATAGAATATGAAGATTTTAGATTCAACAATAAAAAGGTAGCCAGTACGATGCTAAATATACGAGATAGATGTGCAGAAGTCATATGTAATACAACTGGTGTAGGCATGGTTTACCCAAACTGCTTACAATTAGTTAGATGGCTAGAGGGTAACGAACAGCAACCTCATGCTGACATTGGAACTCGTGATGAATTTAAGTATAGAGATTTTGGATCAATACTATATATAAATGATGATTATGAGGGTGGAGAGTTATACTTTCCTAATCAAGGAATTGAATACAAGCCTAAAGCCAAATCATTTGCTTTTTTTCCAGGTAATGAAGAATATTGGCACGGTATTAAAAGGATTAATAAAGGAACTAGATATACTATAGCCATGTTCTGGTCATTTGATAAAGACTATTGGGATGGCTTTGGAAACTATTTTACTATTGACAACAATTTTAAAGTCTGATACTATTGATACCTAACAGATTGGATATATATGGCACTTCATAATCATGTATTAATTAATGGATATACCTTGCTTCCACCAACAGATGAAAAACAAACAATTCAATGGATGCAAGAGTTAGTAGAGTCAATTGGTATGAAAACTATTCAAGGCCCATTTGCATCTTATGTAACTAAAGAAGGTAATCGTGGTCTTACTGCAGCAGTAATGATTGAAACTTCTCATATTGCAATGCACGTTTGGGATGAATCTGATCCAGCGTTTATGCAGTTTGATTTGTATACTTGTTCAACACTTCCAGTAGAAAAAGTAATTAAAAACTTAGAAGACCACTTTGGACTTTTTAATCATAGTGTACTAGTATTAGAAAGAAGTGAAGGATTTAAGATTGTTGCTGAAGATAAATGGGATACATTAGCATGACCATGCCTGATTGGTCAAACTGGGACTCTCATAAACTATTAATTGAGGCAGAGTATAAAAATAGGATGAACTTCTTTGAATGGCGTGATTTAGGTCTTGCCAATAAATGGATATCAGAACCATTTTGCGATACTCATGATACAGGATATATGACAGATGAAGAAGAACAAGCATGGGAAAATGGAGAAGATCCTTGTATGATGGTATTTAGAATATGGGAAGATAATATTGAAATGGATACAATTTGATAGTTGAATTAGAACCATGGGAATACGAGCATGCCTACGCTGTTGGAATAAGAAGATTTACTGAAAATTGGGGTAAATCAGATGCTTCTTATTATCAAAATAATAATAAAGAAGAAGATCGTAATGCTCAAGCAGCATCTGCTATATGTGAATTGGCAGTAGCGAAGTATACCAATCAGTATTGGCACGGTTCGGTATGGGATGGTAGAAAGCATAAAAAATATAAAGATATGCCTGATGTTGGTAAGAATATTGAAGTTCGCAGAGTGAGAACACAGTCTGGTCCAACAGTTCGCGAAAAGGATACTCTTAAGCCTGACTGGGTTATTTGGGGTGCAAAACTAGCAGATGCAGAATACAGAACTGTAAAATTGTTAGGTTGGATTTCGGCGGAGGAAGCCTGGAAAATTGGTATAGAAAATCAATGGGGCAAAATAGTTCCTCAAGAATTACTACATAAAGACTGGGTAGAAGAAGAATGAAGTTCGGCGAATATATGTATGAAATGATCATGCAATTAAGTCCCTTAAATAAGATCATAGCATTCATAGGATTTTGCCTATTGACTTTTGCTATTGTAGTCACTATACTTGATTATACAAATAAGGGTAAACACATAGATAAGAAAAGGTGGTAGTGGTGTCTGAAGAATTTGATATTGCAAACTATCTTCGTGAGGATAGGGAAGCACAGGATTTTAAGTTAGATAAGATTGTTTTTGATTCTTTGCATCGTAGAGAGATCATGATGGCTCAAAGGATTATTGATGAGAATACCCTTTGTTTGTCGGGGGTAGAACCTTGTGATTTTTGTAGAAAAGAATTGGACGTAGAATGATATATTACATAGCCTTGTTAGCAACACTACAAACAGCCTATATTTGTTATAAAGAATATAAGTCTTGGCAGTATCAGAAAAACTTATGGTAAAGTGGCATAGACCTGATCTAGACCCTGAAGATATAGCCAAGATAATTCGCGAGGGTAGAGAAGAAAATGATAAGAAGTTTGATTCTTATGTAGAATATGTAGGCCATATTACAAGAGATAATGATAAGATTTTAGATGCTCTTGGATCTGATTATGATGAAGAAGGTATACCATATTGGAAGAAGTGGTTGGTTAATGATGATGAAGGAGATATTCTTCCATAGTTCAATTGGCAGAACGTCCGACTGTTAATCGGCAGGTTCCTGGTTCGAGTCCAGGTGGAAGAGCCAAGGGAGCATAGCCAAGCAGGTTAAGGCACCGAACTCATAATTCGGCTATCGCAGGTTCAAGTCCTGCTGCTCCTACGCCCCAATAGCACAACGGCAGTGCATCCGCCTTGTAAGCGGAAGGTTAGCGATTCGAATTCGCTTTGGGGCTCGAACCATGATATAATAATATTATGAAAAATAAAAACAACACTATAAGGCATAAAGAAAATATAATTGATTTGAGATCTAAAGGATATACCTATAATCAAATACAAAAAGAACTGGGATGTTCTAAGGGTACCATATCGTATCACCTAGGAGACGGTCAAGTAGGCAAAACAAAGCAAAGATCTGAAAAACGAAGAGAGGAAATAAGACAGCGTTTAGCAGAGATAAAAGAGGAAACTGGGTGTGTAGATTGTAATAACAAGTTTCCATATTACGTGCTAGATTTTGATCATGTTAGAGGTAGTAAAATAGACAATATTTCAAAAATGGTCAAGTGGTATAACTATGATGAAATCTTAAAAGAAGTAAAAAAGTGTGATGTTGTTTGCTCAAATTGTCATAGGGTAAGAACATTTTCTAGAACAAATAAATTGTTAAAAAGTAAGTTTCATGGGTAGAAAGGTGTATAATTAAGATATGGCTACTTGGAAAAGACTTAAAAAGTTTTTAAATGAAATGTCTAAAATTGATAAGCACCAAAATGGTGGTATGCCATCTCCGATGTTTTTTAATGATAAAGATATAACTGGGATTCATCCCAATAAATCTGTTATGAATAAGGCTCTTAAAGATAGTAAGAAGAAAAATATTTAGATTATGTGGATCATAGATAGGGTCAAGGATGACTCTAAGGGTCACAATCAGGCACGTTGCCACTCATGTGGGTATTCTTTTAATATTGATATTTATAGGCAAAAAGATGTGGCGTTGATTATGAGAGCCCATAAATGTGGGGGGTAGAAATGGATAAATTTAACTCTGTTATAGCCTATCTTGTAATAATATCAATAATACAAATAGGACTATTCTATTGGATATTTAGGAATATGGACAATAAATGAATCAACCAAATTTTTCGGGGGAATTTGAAGAACAATATTACCTTAAAGAAGGATATATACCATTAGATCCTAATATATTCTATAATGACACATATGAACAAAATGTCCAAAAACCAATAGAAAAATCATAAATACCCCAAAAAAATATAGAACAATACTATACTAACATGTTATAAGGATAAAGAATATAGATGAATGTGGAATAAAATGGAGTAAAATGGGTAATTGAGCATAGCCCGTTTTAATCGTAATGTCAATAGCCTTTATACCCCCTATCATATTTGGGCATTTTTGTCAATAGTTCGTAATAGTTTTTATATTTTGGGCATATATGAGCATTGTTCGTAATAGTTTTTATGACAATTATTGCCCTATTATTCTGCCTTATTCTGGCATTATTTTGTCTTATTCGTAATACTTTTTTGTAGATAATATATAGTTTTTGCCAGATAATAGGCAGATAATATTAGATTTTATATATGATCATAATATATAGGACCCATACATGATGGACTATAATTAATACTTGCTTCTACTGCTATTCTTAATCTTTTATTTATATCTTTGTACCCCCGAGTTGTGAAGAGGGAACCGAAGGCGATCAGGCCCCCCGACCCGATAGCACCTTCGGTGATTTCATTCAATTGAAAGTCAGTAGAATCAAACTCAAACAGTCTGCCACGCACAGCGATCAGGGCCAGGACGCCGCCATCCTTGTCATCGGCGGGGGAAGTAGAAGGAGAATATATATTTATAGCATTCTTATATGTCATACAAAATTTTGTTCTCATAAATTTAACTAATTCTCTTCCATTATATCCAGAAGGATCTGGAAGATCTATAGAATGTAATAATTGTCCTAATCCTGTTTCTCCAGCATATCCAATTAAATATTTACCATTCTTTTGAATCTTAGGATCTATAATAGGAAGAATAATACTATCATCAGATGCCCCCGAATCCGCTGCCATATAGACTTTGCGGGGGGTAGAAAGATTATCCACTATTCCTACTATACAAGTCATTATAATTCCCTATGATATAAACATACCTGGATTCAATTATAGCCCATAAACAACAAAGTTGTCAATAATGGGCAAACAAAATAGTTCTTCGTAATCTATTAAAAATATCCAAAAATGGGCAAATAAAAAAGATGTTCGTAATACCTATTGACAAAATAAATTATGTAAGGTACAATAAATACCCTCGGTCGTCCCAGGCTGCCGAAGCAACCCAGGTAGCCCGATCAGATGTTGCTAAGCCAACTTAGAATAGAGTCAACGTCTTGGTCAGCAGGGTCGATATCAGCATTCTTCATTAAATCATCAAATGTTTCATTGATAATTCTAACTCCAACTTCTGACAACTTCTCAATAGCACCAGTGAACATTAGATTAGCAAGTGGGAAGCCAGCATCATTTACGATTCTAACGTTGTCCCATCTTTCAACACCAACACCAATTTCGTTGTCAAATGTTGATAGTATTTCTATCTTCTCTTCTATTGTCATATTGCTCCTTTTGTTAGTATTTAAATCTATCATCTTTTTCTTGGAAACGCAAGTCTCTCTCAAACTCAAATTGTCTTTGAGAGTCTTCGTCACCTGTTGCTGGAAAGTCTCCAACAATATACTCCTCTGGCAAATCTCTATCATATAACTTCATGTGATAGTTTAATCCGTCAGCGAAGTTTTTAGCATTACGAACAACTGGAAAGTTACCATGAACAACATAGAAAGGAATATTGTGCTTCCAATCAAATGAACTCAAAGTTCCGTCTGCAAGTAACTTAATTACTTTGTCAGCCATTTTTTCTGATATGCTTGCTTTTCTAGACAATTAGACTCCTCTGATATATTTTAGTAAATGTGTGTGTGTTTGTCAAGACTAAAGGGTGTGTTCATCTATTACTAGGCTTACTAACGCATTGTCTGGAATACTAATAGTCTTAGTTTCATCATAGTTATCTAAAACTAAAACATCAAAACCTTCGGGGGTATCCTTAAGATTTATAACTTCAAACACTTCTCCCTTTACTTTAATAAGATCGTGTTCTTGTAAGTAATTAGGCAAGATCCGATCAACTACTTTATATTCGTCCATAGTCAACATTGTATATCCTATTCTTTATCTAGTTGGACTGTTATATCTAGCATTTCATCATATGGTTTTTCTGTTACCATATACCCGATTCTGTTAGCAAAACCCCAATGATTAATAATCACGGTGTCTCCCTCTTCATTATCTATGTAAGTCCAGATACGGTTTGGTTCTTTATGGCCAATAGCAGCCACGTAGTCGTATTCTGGGCCAGTGGTGTCAAACATGATTCCTCCAGAGCCATCGTTAAATGAAGCGTTCTCATCTAAGTGATTGACTAGTGGTTTAAAGTGATGCTCCCACTCTTCTATAGATAGAAAAACCTTTCCATAGTTAGGTGAGTCTGGATTAATATCTGGGTCCAAGCAACTACACTCTTCATTGCCACAAAAGTCACAGCCCTCTTCGAATACTGAAAATGGTTCAGGAGAAACTTTACTCACTGCCATCATCCTCAACAACAACATTGATTGTGCATTCATCTAAAGCCCCGTCAGAATATTGAACATGGTCCATGTAGTTCATATCCATATATTCTTGGATTGCTTGTTCTAATGCGTCAGTGTCATCAAAGTCAGTCATGTCTTCAAACTCTGGATAAATATCCTGAATTTCTTCAGCAGACAAACTTACAGTTGCCCACATCTGAAGATTGACTTCAACGCTTTCAATGTACTTAGCCATTTTGTTTTCTCTCCCAATTTAGTCGGTGCCATTGAATATCATATAACAGATTGGACACTTCTACAAGTGCGTCCATTCTTGCACACATAACATCCAATTCTTCTTTGGTCCAAGTAGGCAAGTCCATTTGCCATGACAAGTCAGCCATAAGTATCTTTAATCTACCTGATAGTATTTCATCATTAGGTATATTGTATTTAAAGAATGCTTGTAACTGTGCTAGTTCTTTATCTTGTGTTTCTTCTACCATGCTGGTGTCCAACCTTTCGGAGGTTCTGGAGTTGTATCGCCCTCTAGTGCTTCTTTCATAGCCTCTAATGTAGTTTTATTAGGACTAGTTCTCAATATATTAGAATATTGTTCTAAAGTCAAGTCCATACCGTCCAAATCTACAGGTATCCAATGACTGTC